GGTGCTGGCTTTGTTGTTTGCTCAATTTCTACACGGTTATGTCCGTAATTGATAATTGATTGCGTAGATCAATTACGCCGAATTGATCGTTCGCATCGATCAATTCATCGCTACCCAATGACGGGGGCATATCTAGCCTTTAGTTGCCCGGACTTGTCGCCGGTCGCGCTAATCTCGCCGGCGTTAACCGGGGCGCCGGTGTTGCTATGGGTATGGCTGGCGGTGCGCTGTGCCAGCTCCTTCACCACGTCCAGGGTGTCCAGCATGAGCGACATCACGTTAATCTGCTGACTGCCTACCCACACCACCGGCGCGATCACATCCTGGCGAACGGCGGCGATGCTGCTACGGATTTGCCCTATCTTCTCGATCAGGCTGCCGCCGACTTCCGTTTTGGCATCCTTCGCCACGCTGGCCACATACCCGGATTGGGTGGCCAGGCTGTAATCGCCCTCGGCGATTTGCACGATGGCGCCGGCCAACAGCGTCGCCGTTCCCAATACCGTAGTTTTGTCATTGGCTTGCACCGTGGCCGTTCTGGCCACCAGGGTGCGGGTTTCTTCGTCCGCGTGGATCTCGCGGTTCATCGAATGCTCGCGGATGGTCTGATCGGTTTGGCGTTCCCAATCGCCCGCCTGCGTCACACGCTGGGACACTTCAGCGCGTTGCTGTTGCAGCTGCTCACCCGGCTTGATGTCGGGCAGTGCATGGCCCTCTGCTACCGTCTGACGCACAAACGGCTTATCCGGGCGCCCGCCGGTAAAGCCCACCTCCACCAACGCGCCGGCCGGCGGAAACTGGAACATGCCGGACTCACTGCCGGCCATCGGCACCGGCAGGGGCACCGCCGGATAAATCGGCGTGTTTTTGGCCGGGCTGCCGTCCGCATCAAGTAGCTGCACGTCCACCGCATAGCGTGGTCGGAACGGATCGGCCAGATTGCCGCTGCTCACCGCTTCCGTAGGGGCCACCACCCTGGCGAACTTCGGCAGGTGCAGCCCGGCGGCCAGTTCAGGGTAAGCCGCTTCAATCTGGCGCTGCGCCGCCGGCTTGTCTTCGGCCTTACCGGTAAGCGGGTTCAACGCCAGCCAGGTGATCGCCGTGTTGTCGTTTTCCAGCCGAACCTTAGACAGGCGCTTGCCGTTGACGACTGCGCCCGGCCGTAACGCCTGCACCAGGGGGATCGTCATGCTGTTGCCGCTGGATTGGCTCTGGCTGAATTCGGCGGGAATATCGATCGGGGTGCTGGCCAGCATCGAATGCGCCCAACTGCCCAGGAACACCCCGCCGTCCGGCAGAGGCTGCCAAATGTAATCCGGCACGCCAAAGGCCGGCCCCAAATTGGCCAGCAGCTGATAGCCGTTACCGCTGTGGGTAAAATGCGGGATCGGTTTGTCGGTGTAGTCGGCGGTCGGCAAGGTGAAGGTGATCCCGCTGTTTTCCTGCAACCAGTCGGCCACCTGGCGCAGCGTCGGGTGCTGGAAGGCGCAGGGCCACAACTTATCGAATACGCCCGCCAGTTCGCGCACGAACAGCCGTTGAAAACCGTTTTCCGCCGGCTGGGAGCGCTCAACGTAGCCGGTAAACCAGCGTAGAATATCGTCGGTATAGCCGACATCCAGCCGCACCAGCTTGCCGGTGTAGTCCTGCCCCGTTTGCGCGGTGATAAACCCGCGCCCGCAGGCGTTCAACTCCAACACCACGTTGACATCCACCAACGGCACCGCATCCCCGGACAGCATCAGGCGTTTAACTGTTTTCATCGTTCCCCACCACCTTGGCGGCCAGCGCATCCGCCGGTTTCAACACCTTGCGCTCGAACCAGCTCAATTGCTGATCGTCTTCGGCGGCTTTGCCGCCCTTCACTGCGCCATTGCCGCCCGGCGTCTGTTTACGGGCGGCGGTTTTGTTGTCTTCACGGGCGCTTTTTTTCTCCGGCACGCTGAGGTGTTCACGCAACGTGAACGTCACCAGCCAGGCCTGCTTGCCGTCCTGCTTGGGGGCGTCGATTGAGCCGGTGAACGTCGCCAGGCGAAAGTTGATGGCCTGCGCGGTATGGTTGGCCACGCGGTAACGCTTCAACTTCCCGCCTTCCGTTGCCTCCGCCAGCGCGAACAGCCGCGTCAGCACCTTGGCCTCGCTGAACGGGATCATGCCCGAAATGCGCAATTCCTTGGGCTTAATGCCCTGTTCGGCATTGGCGGTGCTGGACGTTTGGCCGGATTGGTCTTTATCCTGAAACTGCATCATCGGGGTGACCATCAGGCCTTTTAACGCGATGGCCTCGCCATTAAGGGCCAGGGTGACTATCGTCATGGATCATCGCCTCCAGCGTCGATAAATCTTTGCCTGCAAACAGCATTCCGAGCGTAAACACGGCATCCTGCTGCGGCACGTTCTTTTTCATTTCGGCGGCCAAACTCGCCGCATTCCCCTTGCCCGTGAACGCCCACGCCGGCGCCGTCTTCCCCTGTAGGGCCGTCATGGCCTGGCTCACCCCGTCTAATGCGGACTGCCGCACCTGCATAAAACCGGCCAGGGCGGATTGCAGCCCCGCCACACTGGCGCCAACGGCGGCGCCGGCCTTGGCCTCGGCAATACGCTGCGCGTTCAGCGCCAGGCGCTGGGCAGAGGTCGACAACGGCACCGCCGCCGGCAACCCGCCGCCGAATTTGCCGGGGATCTGCATTTTCTCCACGGCTTGCGTGGCCGCTGTTTGTGCCATCCGTTTCACCTGGCCCAGCACCGGCAATGGCAACACGTCCGCCATGCTGGCCAGCAGGGGCATAAACTCCGCGTATGAGGTCGCACACACCAACAGCACGGTAACGGAGAGTTCATCACCGCCGCCGCCAAGCCGTTCGGCCAGGTAGTTCACCGCATTCTGCGGACTCAGGTAATTACCCGATGCCTCCGCGCGGCCGATGCCGTGTACCCACGGATGCACCGGCACCATAGAACAGGTTAACGCCTGCATGTCGCCCGGCATCTTCAACGTTGACTTACGCCACACCCGGCACCTCCGGCCAAGCAATATCCGGCGCGGCGGCAGGATCGATGCGATTAAGCAACACACTGTAGGTTTCCCACGCCGTCAACGCGGCTTTTTCCTTCTCGGTGGCCATGCGCAATTTTACCGCCCTTTCCAGTGGCGCTATCGCCCTGGCGGCGCTGTCCATCAACGCCGCTTTTTGCCTGGCGGCGTGCTCGGCAAGTTCGGCTTTCGTCGGTGCCGGTGCATCGACCCAGCAAGGCAGCCCCCGGCTGTTGGCGCCGCGCACCTTGCCGGCCGGCCCCTGGCCGCAATAACGTTCCCAGGTGGAGGTGGAAACCGGGGTAACATCCTCCGGCCAGTTGCCATTGGCTTCATAATCGGCGCGGTCTTCGTAGACATAAAAGGCGCCGGTCGTCGCACTGAATCCATAGTTCATCATCACACCCCCACCGATTGCCAGAACACCACCTGTTCCTGGCCATCCATCATTGCATTAAACCCGTTGTTATCCAGATCCCGCGCCTGGATATTGACCCGACTGTCACCAAACCAGCTCCCGTTGGAACTGGACAGCGTCAGTTGTACGCCAAAGCATTCGCGTACATAGCCGCGCGGAAAACCCACGCGGTTAATATAATCACCACGGTTGACGACGCCGCCCTGGATGATGAACCCCGTCACCTCGTCCTTGTACCACCAGGCATTGCGGCCGCCGGCAACAGCCGAGCGGCTATTGACGAAATCAATGGTGGCCCTGGCACCAACCTCGCGGTTAAACGTGTTCCAATCAACACGGCTGTTGATGTTGTTATCGCGGGCCGTGAACTGATTGTTCAGCCAGTTGCTGAGATAGCCGCCCCAAATCGTGCCGTTGATGTTGCCATCATTCTGGTACACCGCCGCGCCGGCGATCAGGTTGCCGGGTGCGACAAATTGCTTGTTGTTGGGATCAAAGTGCCAGATCGCTTCCGCGTTATTGTCTCCCCGCACGTGGATGCAGGGCTTGGCAAAGCTGCCTTGACCACTCAGCAGATACCCAAAGCTCACTGCCGTAGGGTAACCCTGCCCTTTGCGGTTGCTCCGGCCTTTCACCAGCGGCACATAGCGCCCACCCTCGGCGACATCCCAATCAAAGTTTTCCTGGTAGAACGGCGCTTTGGTATCGAGTTGCGCCGCATACGCGCCGCTCCCTTCCGGTGCCGCGCCCGCGGGCGTTGAAAAGTATTTTGCCGTGACTTCGGCACTGCTCTTAACCGCCCCGGAAAGTTGGCCGCCGCTCCTGGGCAGATAGCTTTCCCAGCCCGTAAATCCGCCGTTA